GGGCCTCTAGCTCATGTTGGTTAGAGCAGCGGACTCATAATCCGTTGGTGCCGTGTTCGACTCACGGGAGGCCCACCATATCGCGACCTTGGTGAAATAGGTAGACACAAGAGACTTAAAATCTCTCGCAGCAATGCATTCCGGTTCGATTCCGGAAGGTCGCACCACAACAGCAGCAGCCCTTAGCTCAGTTGGATAGAGCAACAGCCTTCTAAGCTGTAGGTCATTGGTTCGAATCCAATAGGGCTGGCCACTTTAGCTGCTACAGCAGCGTAACCAGGCAGTCACTGCGCACGTTACTGCCACGTGACTGCAAGTGCCTTGACATTTCTGTTCGCGAACATGAACTTAGCCCAATCTGTGTCCAAAATGCCACACCAGCAAAGACCCTATGCTGTCCAGGGTTATTAAACGTTTGGTTGACGAAATCTCCAAAGTGCGCTATAATAGACACATGACACAGACAAACACCATTCGTAAAAAGCGCACCGACCGTAATCATATCATATATGAGCTACGTGTTAACGGCCAGAACTATATTGGAGTGACTGCTAAGACAGAGTCTACTATTAATAAGTCAGTTCTAGCCCGTGCAGCCAAACACTTCTATCGTGCCAAAACAGAATCAAAGAATTGGTTATTGTGTCAAGCCTTGCGCTCTTTGAACGACAAGAGCGAGATAGAGGTATACGTACACGAAGTGATTCGCGGCAAGGCTGCGGCTCATAAGCGTGAAGTAGAATTGCGTAGACAATTGCAACCCGTTCTAAACACTGACACAAGAGGAGATTGATATGTACGATTCATTGGTAAAAACGGCTAAAGAGTTTGGCCACGGTGATCTGCTTGTAGGCCTGTACTACATCAAATTGAACCGTCATAAGTTCACTGCGGCTCAGTTGGAGGTCTTTGATCAGTTTATGGCTGAAGGCGCTAGGATGATGGCGCCGGTTGACGCAGATTGATTTTGGTGCTATAATAGACACTTACACTAACAAACATGGAGCGAAACATGCAAGCATTGCGTAAATTTATCGAGCAGAAGAATCATTGGAACAGCTTCTTCAATGGTGAGCAATATGAGATTGCCACAGCTAAGGGTCGTCAACGTGTTGCAGACATGATTGACAGCTGCCTAAGCCCAGAGAACTTGACCTGCGATGGTGAGCTGCCCCGTGCAGAAGTTAACCGTCGCTATAGGGAGTTGACCCAAGCTGCCAAGCAATTGCGCACTTTGGACCCTTCAGTTAAGTTCTACGAATACGACGAGGCCATCTAAATGAGATACTACGACGAACTGGCAGTATACGAGCGTGAAGGCTACGAGATCATTGTGGATAAAACCTACGAGGATTTGGACCCTAAGGACTGCTTTGATGAAAGCTGCTACGACATGAAGAAGATGTATGCAGACATTGACGAATGCCGCTTGGAGTGGTTCATGCTGCGTGTACGTGTCTTAGTCGAAGGACTAGAGCTAGACTCGGAGTACTTGGGTGGCCTGCTTTATGCAGATGCCCGTGAAGTGCTCACGGACGGTACAGCAGAGGATCTTATTGCTCAGTGCCTAGACAATGCTAAACAGCAGGTCTACAGGCTCTACAAGAAGTTCCAGGACCTAAGCTGGGAGCTGGATGCTGCTGGGGTTGACAGGACTGCTGCTTGAAGCTATAATAGACACATAGACTAACTAACTAGGAGCGAAAAATGGGTACACGTTCACGCATTGCAGTCATGCATGGTTCAGTATGCAAGTCAGTATACTGCCACTGGGATGGCTATTTGGATAACAATGGCAGGATTCTGCAGGAGTACTATGATTCAACAAAAGCCAACAACCTTGTGGCCCTTGGGGACCTCAGTAGCCTACGCCCGAACATTGGCGAGAAGCATGCCTTTAGCCAGTTCGATCTTACCACGGAACAACGTGAGCAATACGAGTTGGACCACGGAGATTCATGCACGTTCTACGGTCGCGACAGAGGCGAAGAGGGTTGCGACTTTAAAGTAGCACACACCTTTGAGGAGTTCCTAGAGCAGGTGAACCACTGTGGCGCTGAGTATTACTATGTCATGAAGGATGGCACATGGTATGCGGGTGCTATATACGAAACTGAGGGTCTAGTAAAGAACGGGCTAGTGGCCCTGGGTACAGCACTAGAAACCCTACAGGTTGAAGGGTAATAGGCAACTAGGGGTTGACAAGACCCCTAGAGTGCGCTATAATAGACACATATTAACACACAGGAGCGAATGCAATGCCAGCAATTATCGAAATTAAAGAAGGTACATACAAGATCCGCGGTCGCGAGACTAGCATGAGCGGTTGCCGTTTTGAACTAGTAGACGGCTTCAAGTTTGGTTCAACAGGTGGGTTCGTTACAGTGAACGGCGGTAGTGCCGAGCCTGTGAACTCCGCTATCCCCGATCGCAAGATCAAAATCAAGTGCGAGGGCGTAGACAGCTATACTGTAGTCTCTGAGGTAGCACATTCACCCGTAGGAGATAAGAGTTTGGAAACTATTAAGATCAGCGATGCTACTGTTGCACACAAAACGGACGACGAGATCATTGAGAAGACTCGTGCTCGCTTCCAAGTACTAACAGACATGACTAAGGCTGTTAAGGCTGGCAATGTCCGTGCAATGATTGTCACAGGACCCCCAGGCGTAGGCAAGAGCTTTGGCGTTGAAGAAGTGTTAACTAAGGACGACTTGTTCAATACACTAGGCGAGCGCAAGCCACGCTACGAGATCGTTAAGGGTGCTATGAGTGCCATTGGCTTGTATGCTAAACTCTACGAGTTCTCCGCAGAGAAGAATGTTATCGTGTTCGATGACTGCGACAGCGTACTGTTGGATGACTTGTCGCTGAACATTCTTAAGGCCGCTTTGGACAGTTCTAAGAAGCGTACTATCAGCTGGAACACTGACAGCCGTATCCTGCGCTCAGAAGGTATTCCAGATCGCTTCGAGTTCAAAGCAGGTGCGATCTTTATCACCAACATCAAGTTTGAGAATGTACGCTCTAAGAAGCTACAGGATCACCTTGCCGCTCTTGAGAGTCGTTGCCACTACATTGATCTGCAGATGGACACAGACCGTGAGAAGGTTCTGCGTATCAAGCAGATCGTACAAGACGGCATGCTGGACTGCTACGAGTTTGAGCCTGTACAACGCGATGAGGTTGTAGACTTCATTATTGACAATCGCTCTAAATTGCGTGAGCTGTCATTGCGTACAGTTCTTAAGGTAGCAGATTTGCGTAAGGCGTTCACTGCTAACTGGATGAGCATGGCAGAAGTTACTGTTATGAAGCGAGGTTAATATGGATGGCGCTCCTAACAAAGAGTGCCAGTACTTAGGGCCAGATCAAGATCCCCTGCGGGACTGGCCCGTTAAGTACTGTTGCAAGCCCTCCTTCCCAGGCAAGAGCTACTGCGAGGACCACGTGTGGCTAGTCTACAATCGTGGGTCTAGTGTGGGCAATAAACGAAAGATCAAAGAGATCGAGAAAGAACTTGCGGAAGTTAAACGACTGCAAGAAATAGCGGAGTATGATGATGCGTAATACATTGATAGTGATAGGGTTCGCGATACTGATTGTAGCCCTAGTGGTAGGGGGTCCGTTGGCAACCATTTGGGCTGTGAACGAACTCGGACAATACTTGTGGCCCCAACGACAGGTACCCTACACCTTTTGGACCTGGGTGGCTGTTTTGGTTATTGGTGCGTTCTTAAAAGGATCGGTAACATACAAGAAGTAATTGGTAAACCGCAGGGTTGACTTTAGCCCTGCGAACCTATATACTAGTATGACGCTGTTAGAAAACAGCTCTAACAAAGGAAACTTAAAATGAAGAGATTCAATCCAGAAACAAAGACTTTCAAAGTCTTCAAAACATTGCACAGTGGTAAGTCACTAACAGTCGCTCAAGCAAAGAAAATGGGCATTGGCAATTTGGCAGCAGAAGCTAGCCGTATCCGTCAAGCAGGCTACGCTGTTTATACCAACAGCCGTACAGCAGGCAACGGTGTTCAGGTAACTGAATACGTAATGGGCAAGCCATCACGTGAAATCGTAGCACTTGGCTATTTGGCTAAGAGCTTGGGTATCAGCCTTACTGCCTAAGTAAGGACCATCATAAAGACAAGCCGATTCGCTCCCGGGGCGTCTTTTGAGGGTGTTGTAGAAATACAACACCTTTTTTCTTGACCGGCACTCCCTGGTTGACACTTTGGGCAACCTATGCTATAATAGACACATAGACTAGCAAAACAGGAGCGAAAATGTTTGACGAAATTACCAAAGTAGAATTTAGGGGTGTTGTTTATCAACAACAGCATGGCAACTGGTTTGACCGTGGCTCAGCAGACAGCTACTACGGACGAGCACCCAATCCACATCGTGGGGGTGTTGGTGGGGATAGTGGCCCCCGCATTGAAGCCAGCGAGCCTTTTGAAGTAGAAGCTTACATGGCAGGCTATGCTTACAATGAACGCTTTGGAGACAAAAAGTCCTACGATTAACTAGGGTTTTTGGTTGACAATTTGGCAAGTTGACTATATAATAGAAACATACTGAAACAGCACGGAGCGAACAATGGAATTCACAGCAGATCAAGTTTGGGGTCTTGCAGTAGAAGCAGATCGCATCAATGACGGGTATTCCAAAGACGACAAATGGGAATATGTCAACGACCAGGCCCGCAAGGTCAGTGAGGCCAACAAGGTCATGGTCAAGGCTTGGCTCCGTGAGAATCGTCAGCCCAGTGCCGAGGATGTAGAGAAGGGCCGTGAGTATCGCAAGTTCTTCAATGGCTACACACTCAAGGCCCTAATGGGTGGGCTATCAGACTTTGATCGTCAAGCACTCCGTATCGCACAGATGGACGTCTTCACTGGCCGTAATATGCTAGAGTTCGCTATCATCTCCTGCTTGCCTAGCTCAGCCCGTCGAGAGCAAGAGCGTACAGAACTCAAGAGGGAACTGTTTACATCCGTTCAGCTTGAGGGCAATGTAGGCGACGTGATACGTGGGGACATCGAAGTCGTTGGCTGTTCCTTTTCATCAATGTATAATAAGTTCAAGATCAAGGCCCGCATGGGTGAAGCATTCGTTGATTTCTGGTTCGGTCAGAGCCTGGACAAGGGTGCCACCCGTACAGTACAGGGCAAGATTAAAGCAGTCCGTGGCGATAAAACAACAGCCCTTAACTATGTGAAAATTAGGGGTTGACACTAGAGCAGGTTGGTGTTATACTATTAACACTGAGAAAGCAACTTTAACTGAGAAAGAAAGAGGTCTTAAAAATGGCAAAGTCAACAGATATCAGCGTTCGTCAAGTTGGTCCCAAGAACGCAAAGAAGTCAATCCGTTTCGCAATTAAGAAACGCCGCCCTGTGTTCCTTTGGGGCCCTCCAGGTATTGGTAAGTCAGACATCGTTAAGCAGATTGGCGAAGACGCTGGTCGCGAAGTCATTGACGTTCGACTGGCCCTATGGGAACCCACAGACATCAAGGGTATCCCCTATTACAATGCCGATCAGGGCAAGATGGTTTGGGCTCCCCCTGCTGAACTGCCTACCAATGCAGACAGCACCGCAATCATCTTCCTAGATGAGTTGAACTCTGCACCCCCAGCCGTGCAAGCCGCGGCCTATCAGTTGATCCTTAACCGTCGAGTTGGTACATACGAATTGCCTAAGGGCGTTGACGTAGTGGCGGCGGGTAATAGAGAAGGCGACCGTGGCGTTACATACCGTATGCCTGCTCCGTTGGCTAACCGCTTCATTCACCTGGAAGCAAAGGTAGACTTTGATGACTTCCAGGAATGGGCTGTGATGAACGATGTTCACCCTGAGGTGTTGGGTTATGTAGGCTTTGCCAAGCAAGACCTGTATGACTTCGATCCTAAGAGCCCTTCAAAGGCCTTTGCAACTCCACGCTCGTGGGTGTTCGTGAGCGATCTGCTCAAAGATGAGGACTGTGATGTAGACACCTTGCACAATTTGGTTGCGGGTGCCGTTGGTGATGGCTTGGCTGTTAAGTTTATGGCTCACCGCAAGATTGCAGGACGCTTGCCTAAGGCGTTGGACATCTTGGAAGGCAAGGTCAAGGATCTGCAGATTAAGGAAGTGTCAGCGATGTATTCATTGACAGTCTCTTTGTGCTATGAGCTTAAGGATCAAGCAGAGAAGAAGGCTAAGAAGTGGGACGACATGGCAGACTGCTTCTTCCGCTACATGATGGACAATTTCCCAACAGAGTTGGTGGTGATGGGTGCAAAGACAGGCTTGACAAACTACAACCTGCCTTTTGACGCAACGAAGATGAAGAGCTTCGACGAGTTCCACAAGCGTTTTGGTAAGTATGTTTTGAGTGCAATGGAGAAT